CGGTACGTCGTCACTGGTCGGATCGCCGGGTGGGACGCGTATTCCCAACTCCCCGGCCGCTCCCTCGTCGCGCAGAATCCTCGTCCACTCGGCAGTGACCGTCGGACCGGCGTGTGCCAGCAGCATCGCGAGCCACCCGGTCCGGTAGGCGAGGCCGACGGTGCGTGCGATGGCCGCAGCCGCATTCAACGGCCTGACAGCGTGCGCGGCTGGACCCATCGATAGCTCCGGCAGTTTGCCCACCGCGCTCAGCGCGTCGTGGACCGCTCGACTCACCGCTTCGTGCACGGCGAGTTCCAGGGTTAACGAGGCGGGCAAACGGGCAATGGACGAGCCCGCGCGGGAGGCGACGGTGAACGCGTTCGCGTTCGCGACTGGGGACGCGGCGTCGGGGTTGGGGTTGGGCCCCATGAGTGCCGAAAGTGGGATAGTCAGTCGTAGCGTGATCTCCGGTAGACTACGGGGAGCCTCGGATCGTTGTAGCTGCTCGATGAGGCGGGCCACAATCTCGTCGAGGGCCAATGTGGTCACGGCCGCGACGAACGCTTGGGGGTCGACGAGCAGCCAGGGTTGCCGAACGATGACTCGGACCCCGCATCCGTGGATGCGTATCACTGGCTTACTTTCGCGGGACGATGACGGGCTTATATCCCTCGACCAGCACGGTGAGTTGTACGGTCGGCACCAATGGGACTGTCACTTTCACTGGGTCGGTCTGGAAAAGTGCTTTGCGGGTGGCGATTTGCTCTGTCGCCGTTCGGACCTCGATCTCCAACTGCTGGATGATGCCGATGCGGTTGACGGTGATCTCGATGGTTGTATCAGCAGGCGCGGGCATCCGGGTGGCGGTGACGCCGCCACTCAGGGACTGTTCGAGACGCCGTTCGATCAGGCCATTGGCCACCTTGGTTTCCACAACACGCCAGTCGAAGATTTCTATGGGGTCGGTGAACTCGGTCTCAACCGAGGCCAGCACCAATTCGCCGACGTCAAAGACCAGCGTGTTTGGAGCGATTGCCTTGGGAACCGCCGGGTTGTCCACCCTGACCGGAACTTCCAGCGTGGCGATGCCCTCCAGGCTAGGCAGATCGGCCGGGGTAGTCGCTAGTGCCCCGATGCCGTGCCCTGTGGATTTGATGTACAGCACCCCCATCCTGGTCACGGCGCAGCCCCTGAATGGTTCGATGTGGCAACGGCAATGGCTACGAGGAAGAAGTTGCACGCCGCAACCTGCTCGATCTGCATCCGAACACTCGTTCCGTTGAGGTTGCTGCTCAACCTGACGAGGCGGCAGTGAACGACGCGGCGACGGTCGACGTCGCATCGACTGACCGAGAACGACGCTGCCCCGCCGTCCGGAAACCGCGGCGTCACCCAGGCATGCAAAACGACGTTGCCCTTGCTGACGTCGTCCTCGGATACCCCAGCGGGCAGTGGAAGTGGCAGACCGTCCGTTACGACACCGGACCGCATCCTCAGCGCGCCCGTGGTCTGATGTGCGTCGAGCGTTCCACGAACCACGACGTTGCCCTCGGCGGAGACGGAGAACATGTCATTCACCGTGCCGTCCGGCAATGTCGGCCCGAACATCAACCGGCCACCCGACGTGGCCGCCAGCTCAAGCGCCGGTTGTCCCGGAGCTTCTCGCTCCCCCACTCGGAGCAGAAGCCGGTCACCACCGGTGACCACTTCACCGGCCCGGACACCGGCACGTCGGGGGCGCACGTTGTCGAGTTCGTATGACCTTTCGACGAAGCGCCGTAGACCCGTGTGGAAACGAACGAAGCCAAGCAAGACACGGAAGGGAGGTGTTCCGTCATCCACTGCATCACCGGGACCGAGCGGAGTCTGTGCGCCAAGAGTGAGGTGATCACCGCGGCGGCCGATCATCACCTGGTAGTCCTCGATGGTTCTGGTCGATCCGGCAGAGGTTCCACATGCTCCAGTGGCGAAAGCAGGGGTGGGACCGTCGCGGTCGTCGGCCGTCAGCAGGACGGGGTAGGGATAGGTTGTTGTGCCTCCGTCAATGCCGTGGTCGATCTCGATCGGGCCGCCGACATCGTCCTCGAATTGTTCCGGGCGCAGCGGTTCATCATTTGCGATCAGGATTTGTCGGCCGTAGCCGTCTAGTGCAAGGCCAGCGGCGATGGTCACCGTCTTGGTGATCACCGTACGGCCGTTGGCGGACATCGGAAGGTCGGTCGTGTTTAGTTGGAGGCCGAGCGCGATACCCAAGGTGTGCAATGTCCGCTCGTGGCGGTCGGCACGATTCCTGGCGTGGTTGACGACTAGGTCGAGGTCGGCGGCCGCGAGCGGCTGCCCGTCCTTGAACCCGGGGCGTTGGGGCTGGTCAGCCACCGCTAGGGTCCCTTCTTGCCGACTTCGAGCAGGCCCAGTCGCGTCTGCATGCGCTGCACCTCGGCGCTCAACCTGAACAGCAGCCCGTGCTCACCGCCCATGAACCGCTCAAATGACTTCGTGTCCCGGTCCCCGCAGCACATGTCCTCGATCTGGTCGTACAGAATCTCCAGAGGAAGCCAGTAGCGCAGCGCGGACCCGGTCAGGGCATGACGACGCACGGAGCTGCAGACCTCCACCACCTCGCACCCCTCAACGGTGATGACGGCGAGTGTCACAGCGGAGTCCTCGCACGAGGGGCAGGGCGGATTGACCGCGCCGCACATACACTCCACGACGATCTGCTGGACCGCCGCAACGACCGCTTTTGCAGCGCTGAGTAGGGCTGCGTCGTCATCTGACGGAACCGTTAGTCGGTTCAGCTCCGCGGTGGCACGGCAGTGAGAGAGCAGTCGCCCCTCAAGTTGGGACAGCGCCCAGTCCCGTTCGATAGCGACGATGCTGCGGGCGGTCTCCCGGAGGTTTTCACTGACCGCTACCCCGTTGGCCAGCATGTAGTCGGCCGGGCTCGGTTCCAGCTTGCCCCCGAGCCTGTTGATGAGGCTTGAGACGCGATCGGCGAGCGCGCCGAGCACGGCGGATGCAACAGGACTCAACTGGTCTGCAGCGGTTGCCGTGTTTGCTTTGATGATCTCGAGAGCGACGGTGACCGCCTTAAACGTATCCGTCGCCGCGTCATCGAAGCCGGCGATCGCCAGCCTGGTCGCTATCGCGGCCACGTCTAGTGCCCGGTCCAAGCTGGGAGCATCATGGAGCCTCGTGACGGCCGCAACAACATCATTGGGGTCGGCCGGCGGCGGCGGGGCGTCCTGCCGCGGAGCGCGTGCCAACTTGTCGACCTGCCCGATCACCTCGTTGAGCCTGCTGAGTCGCGAATCCGCGCCGACGGTGAGCTCCGCGCATGCGGTGAGAGCGTCGGTCAGGGTCGGCGGCCTCCGCCTCCTATCATCCGGGGCGCACCTGATGGAGAAGCGGTAGCCCTCACGGATCCGTGAGGGCTCGCACGCCCGGGCCACATCCTCATCCACGGCGAACGGCGCGACCAGTTCGGTGGCCGTCTCGGCATACTCGATCAGCAGTTCGTAACGCCGGGCGAGTTCGCCCGCACGACTGCCGTTTTTCGGATCTGCCTTTGGGTCGGGGCATGGTGTGACCCAACCACCGATGTGCGGCAGATCGGCGATGAGCTTGTTGACGTCCACCAGCTCGTCACAGGAAACAACGATGTCATTGCCGCAGCAATCGAGCGCATACCCGGACCGAACCCGGACAGTGCCGCTGCCTAAAGTCGCGCAGCCAACATCCAGCCCGCAAACCACCCCGGCGCCGACGAGATACCTGTTATGTAGCCGGTTCTTGTCGATCATGTAGCCGCCGAGGGTCTCCAGGTCCTCTTCGGTCAGGAGCTGACCAGCGAAGAACGTTGGGCGGGCGAATGTGCCACCGTGGGCCGCGCCGACTCCTAGGGGAGCTCCGCCGCATCCGCAGCCTGAAGGACTTTGTCCGGTGCCTCCGCACCCGCAGCCACTCACGACGACCCCGCTGGACCCGGTTGCGCAGCTGGACCCGGTTGCGCAGCTGGACCCGGTTGCGCAGCTGGCCGTTGGTTGTCAGGTCCGACGTTGATCCACGACTCGAATGTGCCCCCCTCGATTCCGTTCCCGGATCGCCAGGGCCCGCTGCGGTCCGGGGGTGACGGGCACACCCGGCGTCCGGCCTCAGGATGCCCGGACTCCGCCGATAGGTTTTTGTCGAATGGGACGCCCCCGCCGAGGTGAGATCCGGACAACGCTCGACAGCACTCATCCAGCACGAAAGCGGAGCGAAGGATCAGCATGATCCGGTCTCCTTCCTGGAACCCCTCGGGTTGCATCGCTCGGATCAGCACGCTGCGACACAGCCCGGCGTCCTCCGGGTCCGGCTCTGGCACCAGCGTGACCTCCTTGAAGTACCAGGATTCGCGTCTGCCACCTCCTCCCTCGTAGACGACGAGGTCGACCACACCGTCTTGCAGGGTGGCCGAACGGATGGGCCGGGAGAAGCGAATCCCGACGCCGGAGGAGAGCACAGCCTCGGCGGCTCGGCGGCCATACGTCCCGCCGTGCACCCATCCGAGACCGGTGATCGTCGCCAGCTCTCGTCGACCGAGTGGACGCCGGACATCTGTTCGTACGGCTGGGCGCGGTTTGGGGTCACGTGCACGCCACCAAATGACGGCGAGTAGGACCGCCGGGTCACCGCACGACCCCATGCACGTTTCGCATTCGGGTGTCTCCGGGGGGGCGAGGTCGACCCGCAACGTCACGTCGTCACGAATTCTGCTGAACTGCGGCTCGGCGAGAGGGGCGCAGCCGCCGTAGACGTTCGACTGGCTCTTGCGGGTGGGGGTTTGGCAGTATTCGAGCGAGACGTAGAGCCTTTTTCCTTCGCTGAGCGCAGCCTTGTGCTTGTCGTCCAAATGGTTACGCAGGACGCGGCAGAACCTCTTCCGTACGAGCAGCGGTCGACCGCAGCAGTCGAACGCCGCGCCGGCGCCCACTTCGAGGACCAGGCGATCAAACTCGGACTGGTCCTCGCAGCCTTCCTGCGAAGCCACCGTCAACTCAACGTCCAACCCACAGGCCACACCCCAGCCAACTGCTTGGCGGGTCAGTGTCGCGAGCCGGTTCCACATGTAAGCCTGCTCGGCCTGGAAGTCCGCAGGTTCCAGTGCCTGACCGAAGAAGTAGCAGAGCCGTTCGAGCTCGGGGATCTCCGAACAGCAGGCCCCCGACCGTTCTGTGTGTCGGCAGTTCGTTTCCATCGTGGCAGATCACCTCACTGTCGGAGTGATTCCACCGCCCAGGCGTCGTCCGACCGTCACCGCAGCGCCACCGCGAGGGTTGCGGCTCAGTGGTCCCTGCCGGCGGAGCACGATGCCGCGGGCGTCGCGGGCGGCAAGTACTCCCGAGGGCGAAACTTCAAACGTGGTGTCGATACCCACCCGAAGCCCAAGACCCAAGGTGAATGACCTTGCGGCGTAACGTATCCGCACTGCCAAATGACTTGGCAATAGCTCACGCACCAACGCTTCAAGGCCCGGGCGGTCGGCCAATGGGAGGGTGGCCGGGACGTGAATCACGCATTGATGGGCACCACTGCCGAAGGCCGCAGCAAGCGGGTCGGCCTGGGGGTTCAGTCTGGCTTGCCCGAGCCGGCCGCTGCCCAACCGCAGCGACGCGCGGGCAGTACCGAACAGGCGAACGTCACCGAGGCGCGCTTGGCCGACTGCACCCCAAGGACGCTCCCGCCCGACCTCCTCGACGAGCACGTCGACGTCATACACCGCCGATACGGCTTGCCGGAGGGCGGCAGGCGTCCCGAGAAGGGGCCGGATCTTCGGCCAGAGGGCCAGCAGCTCACGCAGCTTGGTTGCGGGCCACGCCGGGTTGGGCCGAATCCCGACGAGCCGAGCCAGGGCACCAACAGCGCGGTCTGGGAACCCGCGGGGATCAAATAGCAATGGTGCCTGCTCGATCACGTCGTCGAGGTCATCGAGTGTGGAGTCGAACAGCGACAGGAACCGGCGAGTGAAATCGGCGGCGACTGCGTCCTCGCGGTAAACCGCGGGTAGCAGGTCGAGACTGGTTGCGGCGGCGTATTCAACCGTGATCCGCCGCACAACCGGTGTGGAGACACCATTACCGTGCAATTGGAGGTCCAACCGCAGATAGCGCCCTTGCAGGTAGGCCCCCCGCGTCTCCTGGATCAACGCGTCGGAACCGGCAACAGTCTGCCAACCGAGGTCCGTGTCCGGTTGGTCGTTGGTGGCCATCGTGGCAACCTTGAGTTCCACCCAGGTCCCCGGCGGCTCATCGGCGTCGAGGCGGATCCGATGCCATTCGCAGTCGTCCACGCCGCTGTCGACGGGCAGGGTTAGCAAACGGCCTTCCTCGACCAGCAGGCGGCGGCCTGGCTGGGCCTCGCCTTCGGGGTCGTTGCCATTCGTGACTTGTTCGCCATAACGGTCAAACGTTGCCGCATGCCCCCTGGAAGTGCTAACGGTCCACGTTCCCGAATCGTCGACCGCGATGTCGACTGCGGAGGCCGGCTGGGGCCGGAAGCTGGTGAAATCGATGGGGAATGCTTCCAACGTCAGCCTGTCGAGTCGCAGCAGGCGACGCCACGCCGACTCGGTGCGCATCGCCATGACAAGCTCATTGCGCACACCGGTCTGGTCCGATTCGACGCAGACCATACCCAGTTCCGCGGCGAGCCGCGCCTCAGGCAGCGGACGCATGCGACGGATGACGCCGTCGAACCCGATGAGCGCGAACACATACGGTCGCTGCGTGATCACGGCCAGCATTGCCCAGGGTGTGAGCGCTACCAGGGACGGAGCCCCTCCAACCAAGTGCAGGACGTCGATCCGCAGAACGGTGCGGAGATCAGCCGCCCTAACCAGCTCGACAAAGCCCGATCCCCGATCCGCGACGGCGAGCAGGCCCCGCGCACTGCTCAGGGCAACAAGATCCACCGGTTGGACGGCCAAATGCCCAACACTCACGTCGCCCGTACACGGGTCCCTGAGGAGTAGTTGTTGAGCAGCCGCGGCGAAGACCTTCCCCGACGGAGCCCATGCTGCCCGCGCGGGCGGCAAGTATGCCGCGAGCTGGCTGATGTGAACACCACCACCGAGGGGTTCGCGAGGGGTCAACCGGATACCGGAGGGGTCCTCGATTCCAACGAGGTTTACGACGCTGCTGGTTTCCCAGCCGGTCCGCCCGTCCAACAGGCGAAAAGACGATCGCGGCACCCTCACCTCACTCACCCCCAACCAACGGGATCACCTGGTGGTGACCTGGCGACGGCAGGTAGAAGGCGGGTAGATCCGCGTCATGACAGGGCGGCGTGTTGCGGCCGGCCACCATGATGCCAACACGCCGCACCGACGTCACGCCGCCCACGCCGGCGATTGCAGCCACGAGCCGCCGGTAGTTGATGACGCCCCCCAGTGGCCAGCCCTGACCGTCGTCGCCACCGCCGACCGGGTCGAGGTAGGCGTTGGCCGCGGCGACGACCTCCAGCGCCAGCACCGACTGGTCCGCCTCGGGATCGAACCTGGCGGTGATGTACAGCTCGACCGTGACGAACCGTGGAGCCCGGATCACGACGTGTGCACCAAGGGGGACAAGGGGGTGGCGGGAGTCCGCAACGAGCTGTGCGACGGCGTCGAGGGTTTGCGTGGTTGGGATGGGTGGGCCACTGTCTTTACTGGCGCCGACCACGACGAGGGTCAGCTGCCCGGGGCGCCTGGTGCCATCGGTGTCCAGGCCGGCCAATGCGACGACACGGTCCACGCCGGGCGCACCGAGAGCTAGTGCCTCGACGTCCACGACGGTCACCGCACGATTCCCGGCGCGGAGCAGGTCAGGTCCACGCCGCACGAGGGCATCCACGGACTCCGTGTCCGCGCCGCCGATCGCCGGGAAGGGGTTGTCTACTGCGGCGAGAAACGGCACGGTGCCCCTCGGTATGAAACCGGCCGAGCCGACCACTGCCGTGGCTCTTCCCCCGCCGGTGCAGTAGCTGGGCGCCTGCACCTGCCGGAAACCGGCTGGCACAGCCGCGCCGTCGACGCCATCCCCGAAGGTGATAATGCCCGTCGTCTCGTCGAGCTCGAAGTGCCTGTCGTATGGCCTGCTCGTCGCTAGGGTGGGGACCTCCGTCCATTGTGTTTGCTGGCCGCCGGCGATGGTCGGGGCGACGTCGAAGATGTCCGCGGGGTCCGGGGCGTCGATCACGATCCGTACGGTCCCGGATAGAACGGGCGTCCTGGACGTTCGGAATCTGCGGGTGTTTGTCTCGCCGAGCTCCTCCACCGGTTCAAGGACCTCGTCCCGCACTGTCTCCACCCCGTCAGCTGGGACCGCGTTGACCCTAGCGGTCGCCAACCGGGGAACGACCTCATAACGACCGTGACGAAGGCTCACCCGAAGCCATCGCAGCGCCGGGCTCGGCGGGTCGGCCGGCAGCACGGGATTCGGCAGGGGGTCCCAACCCGTGTTGGTGCCGACCTCGACGATCCCGCTTTGGCGCAGCGCCCCGGTTTCGTCCACGTAGACGTCGGCGGGGACCAGGCCACGGCCGGTCAATACTTCCCAGGCGAGCATCGGCTCATCACTGCCGACTGGGGCTCCGAACCTGACGCTTCGCTGAAGCGCGTCCGGGAAGACGAGGTCGAGATGGATCGCCAACTTGGGGAAGGGAAGTGGGCCACTGAAGCCGAGCCAAAGAGCGCTCCCAGGCTGGGGGCGGGGACCGAAGGTGAGCAGCGGCGACGCGGCCGTGACCTCGTTCGGTTGCAGCTGCGCCCCCCGGCTGCCGATCTCGCCGACGAACAGCGCCAGCTTCGCCGGTGTGGCATGGACCGCGCGGCTGGTTTCGAAGACCACTTGGCCCTGACCGTCCGCGGCCGGCGCGATCAGTTGGGTACCAGCGGCGATGAGCACAGAGTCCTGAGCGTTTTCCAGGAGCGAGAAGACCACCATCACGCGGGCGACGCTCGGCCCCCTCCCAAGCACACCGGCGATTCGCAATTGCTCGCGGCGGTACTTGTCCGCGAGCCGGTTCGCCTGGGAGAAGACTGGTGCTGCCTGCTCACCGAACACCTTGACCAGCGCCACACCAGCATCCGCACCGCCGCCGCCACCCGCGCCGGCCCTCCACTCCGGCGTGTATCCATGAACGCGCCGCGCGATGGCCGACCGGATCGCACGACTGCCCTCCTCGACGAGGTCCGGGAACTTCTCGACGGGCTGGGCGTCGGGGTGCGCTCGTTGTTCCTCGGAACGCCACCAGAGCATCATCAATCAACTCCCACCACGGCTGGCTGGAACGACGCAGACCTCGACCACGGCTGGGAGTTCATGGGGCCGCAGGGGCAGGGCGTCGCAGTCAATGAAGGACTCACTACCTGCGAAGCTGATCGCGACCGCAATCACCTCGGCCTGCCGGCCCACTGCCCGCTGCACGGCGACGGTCAGGTCTGTGGGCGCGAGAGGATCACCGAACGGCCAGCCTTTCCCGTCCTGCCCCCCGATGAGAGGGTCAAGTAGGTGTCGGACTGTGAGCTCTGTCTGACGCTGCACGCTGGCGCGGTCACGCGTGCGCATATCCAGCCGGACCCGGACCCGGACCCGGCGGTACGCCGGCCCCTGCAGGCTGAGCCGGGCCCCGGTAAGCCGCGCCTGGTCGAGCACCGTTGCCAAGACTCTGCGAGACCAGTCGTCGAGATCGGGTGCAGGCACCGCGTACAAGTCATCAGCATCCCTACGAGACACCTGCGGAATGCAGAAGACTGATGCTGCATCGGGTACTACTGCACCGGGATGGTCTGGGTCTCGTCCTTGTTGTACGTGCACCCGCGATAGTCGGATGCCCGGCACTGACAGGAGAATGGTGCTGATGTCCTCCACCGTGACGGCCCGCGTGGTCTGGCCCAGTTCTGCGGCTGCGCGGGCCCGCGCCGAGGCCGCCGATTCAGTCTCCCGCCCCCAGGTCAACCTGGTCACTGTCGCACCGGTCAAGTCCGATTCTGGCGGCCCGTTGAACGACGTCCGCGGGCCGATGTCGGGGGGCACCCCGGCGCCCACCCAGTAGGTGGCTGCGATCCGGCTGCTCTCGGGCCACCGTGGTATCCGCCCTGCCGTTCCGTCGCCGAAGCGCAGCCGCCCTTTCCGCCTGTCTGCTTGGAAATGCTTGTCGTCCGGAGTTGAGAACGCGAGGTCGTCGACGGCCGTCCAGGTTTCTTCGTCCCCTGATGGGGCACGGACCGAGACCGACATCAACCGCGGGTCGTCGATGATTCGGTCGAGCGGGCGGTCCACGTTGGGAGCGGCGCTGCGCAGGACGATTTCCCGGTTCGGGCGCGGCAGCGAGTCCGCGACGTTCAGCTGCTCATCGACCTGATGGCGATGAGCCACGATGACGGCGTTCACCGCGATCGCGATCACGCGTGGCCAACCTGGGCAACCGGACGGCGGGGGGCTGACCCGGATGCTGAAGCGTGCCGGGAACGTTTTCCCGTCCGGTGGTTGAAGTCGGACGATCCCAGCCACGCGCAAGCCACCCGTCCCGTCGGCGGGGGTGAGGGGCCAGTGGGCATCGCCGACGAGCGCCTCCCAACTCAACTGCTGGCTTTGCGGAACGGTGAGAGCGCGGAACCGATCCGGCTGCACCGCTCGACCTTCTCCGTCGACCATGGCGGGCCGGTCATCGTCGCCCAGCCACCCCAGTCCACCGGACGGTGCAGAGACTTCCGCCCCGGGTGTTGGCGGCGGCGGCGCTGTTTGCCCTACCGGCCAACGGCGGTCTGTGGGCTGATCCTCCACGCCGAAGTAGAGGAGGTGTTCCGGCGCCGGGGCGCCTGCGGTGATCTGTAGTGTCGCCTCGGACCGACCGGTGCGGCCGAAGACGGGAACGGGAAATCCGGTGCTGAGCTTGGGAAGCTGCTCAGCGCCACCGACGACGAAGCTGGTCAGCTTTGCGTCGGGGACGGCGACGGCCCGGTGAGCCGTGGTGAGGACTAGCTGCGGCCCATTCAGCACCCTGTTGATCTCTGTGCCTGCTGGAACCACGACCGGTCCGGATGTTGTCTGTAGTGCGAGGACGGCGGTGGCCGCCTGCGCCGGCCGCGGTCCGGCGTCTTTACCGAGCATCAGCCGCATCGCGCTGCGCACCAGGGTTTCGGGCACTTGGTCGAGCGTGAAAAGGCGTTGCTCGAGTTCGGACGCGAACAGTTCCAGCAGAGTGATGCCGGGGTCGACGGGGCTATGGAGTGTCCAGGTGCCCTCCGAGGCTGCAGGTACGGCGCGGCGGCCGAGGTCGACGAGGTCGGACCATGTCAGGTTGTCGAGGTTCAGCTCGGGAATCCTCACAGCTCCACCGCCCCTCCGCTGGCGAGGTAGAACGGGAAGACAAGGTTCCTGCGAGTGTTGGTGCGCAGGACCCGGTAGCTGACAGACACCTCGACATTCCCTTCGCCCTTAGCGGATGTCGTGATATCTGTCGGCTGCACCTCAACCCGGGGCTCCCACCGGCGTATAGCGTCGAGCACCGCGTCCCGCAGCCGGAACATGTTCTGTTCGCTGTCCGCCTCGAAGACGAGATCCGGCACGGTCGTTCCAAACTCGGGCCGCATTAGCCGTTCCCCGGTGGCGGTCTTGAGCATCAGCCAGAGGGACTGGGCGACGTTGTCGTCGCCGCTCACGTATCCGAGGCCACCGCCGATCTGCGGCGTGATGGGCATCCGCCATCCGGTGCCACGGAAGTCACCCTGTTCCATGTCGACCTACCCGACGAAGACGTCGAGGGAACCGGCGGTGATGGAGCCCACCGGCAGGTCGACTGGGTCGTTGCAGGTGCGCACAGCGTCGCCGAGGCGGGCCGCACCCCGGCCGTTGATGAACACATTGGTGGAGCCCAGCTGCACTGTTCCCTGGTTGGCAGGTGGTTTGGCGAATGCCGTACCTGGTGGCGTGGGCAGGTGGGGTGGTTGGTTCACTGCAACGCTGCCCACGGTCGCCGCGCCCCGGCCGTTGACAATGACGTCAGTTGAAACGTCGAGCTGTATGGTGCCCGAAAATGGATGGGGCAGCGGCGTCGGGACGGGAGCGCCTGGGGGCGTGGGCACCATGACGATGTGGGTGTCGGTGGCCAGGACAGGGTCTGCCAGTCGCGCGGCGCCGGTCATGGCGAATTCAGCTTGATCGGGGTGCCTTTGGCGTCGAGCGCCGCTGTGGCCTTGAGCGTGATTGTCGTGGCGTCGAGCGTGATGGAGGTGGCCTTCAGCTCCATGGTGCCGCCCGTCTGGCTCAGCACGATCGAAGGGCCGCCGGAGACGGCCACGGTGATCTGGTTCTTGACGTCGTCGAGGTGCACCCGGTGCCCGCCCTTGGTCACCACTTCTACGCCAAGCGAGGTCGGTGAGTCGTCAAGCGTCAGCTGGTGGCCGCCTTTGGTCCGGAAGGCCTTTTGATTCTTGTCGGCCGTACGGGGCGTGGCCGGTTTGTCGGACCCGTTGTAGAGCCCCCCGAGCACCACTGGCAGCCGCATGTCGCCGTGTATGAACGTGATCAGTACCTCGTCACCGCGTTCGGGGCTCCAGGTGCTGCCATAGCCGTTGCCGGCGAACAGGTTCGCGGTCCGGACCCAGTCGGTGACCTCGTTCTCGTCGAACCATGGCATACGCACTCGGACCCGATCTTCCTTTTGTGGGTCGTTGACGTCCTCGACGATGGCCTCGGCAACACCGTAGAAGCGCCGGTCGGTCGTCGTAGTCCCGGAAGTTCTTGTCGTCATGTCCCCTCCTTATCGCTGCGCGGTTGCCGGACTACCCGGGCCAGGAGATGCGGTTCGTTGGGCTTGCGTCGCCGGGCCTGCCACCGGCCTGTCAACCTCGATTGCTGTGGTGAATCCGTTGACTCCAAGGGTGTGGGTCACCTTGGTGACGTGGTAGCGGCCTGAGAACCGCGGTCCGACGTTTGTGATGTCCACGTTGTCGTTGGGCCGCAGGTCGGGCAGACCGATCACCTGGGCCGAGCCCGATGTGAATTGGTTGGCCCGCTCCATCAACCTGCTCGTGGCGAGCCGCCGCGCCTCCTCCAGCGAGAGGATGGGCTTGTCCACGATGACCTCGACGGCGCTTCGGTCTGCGGCGGCGGGTCCGCTTCGGGGGCCCGCCGCACTCCTGGGCAAGTCGCTGCTGCGGGCCGTGTAGACGATGGGCTTCTTGGCCTGGGGGTCCCAGCCGCGAACCGTCACTGCGGACACTTGATTGGTGCTGGTGAGGCGTGGATTGAAATTGATGAGGTTGCGGCCCCACTCGAACTCGTACACCCGGATCGGTGCAGCGTCTCGCCCGTCGCGGCGCTCCTCGAAGTGCAGCACCTCGTTCCCTGCGCCGGCCTCGATGTCGATGTAGAACTCGAAATCGATTCGCTTGGCTCGCTCCATCAAGAATGTGGCGTCGTCCTGATTCTTCTGGACTACAAGCGGGTGCCGCGGGCCTGCGGTGGAAACCTTGGACCGCATGTTCCACCGGGCCGCGATTTCCTGGGCGATCTCACCATCGGTCTTGTTCCGATACAGCTTTCGGTCGCCCACGCCGGGTTGACGGTTCGCCATCTGACGCATGCGGTCCTGGCCACCGACCGTCAGCGTGGGTGTGCCGGATTCGGGGAATCGAGGGCTCAACGAGGTGATGACACCGCTGGTCACGCGTATCAGCTTGCTCGCGTAGCCGAGGTCAACGGTGATCGAGCGGCCGGGGTCGAACAACGTGGTGCTGCTGTACTTGAACGTGAGGTTGACGTCGTCCCAGTCGCTGATGGTCAGGTTGAACGCCGCCGGTTGCTTTTCGTCCAGGGTCACGCTGATCTGGAGGATGTCGCCCTTCGTTGTCGGGTCGAGCAGCTGATCGTTCACCCGTACCAGGAACTCCGGCGCGTAGTAGTCGTCCCAGAGTCCGGGGCGCAACGATGAACCCTGTTGGCGGGGCGCAGTCATCGCAGCCTCGGTATCAGGAGCCGTTGGCCCGGATGTAGGTCGTGTGGGTCCTGGATTGCGTTGGCCGTCGCCAACTCGCGCCATCGAGCAGGGTCGGCGTAGACCGCCGCGGCGATACTGGTGAGGGTGTCGCCGCGCCGGACCAGGTAGGCCTTTTCGACGTCGGCAGAACTCTGCCGGTACTGACGGAGCTGGGCCGCCACGGTGCGGTACTCCTTCAAGGTGATGCCCAACTTGGCGCGCAGCGGCATACCGGTCTCGTCGAATAGCTGATAGGTGACATCGAGACCATCGAGCACTCCGGTGAAGCTGCGGCGGCCCCAGATGAACGCCACGAGCGGTGGTGCATGCAGCTTGGGATCCGGGTCGAGAAGGCTCCGAAGCCGCGTCACATAGGCGTCGTCCACGTCCTGCAGGGTGTCCGTGGTGTCGACCAGTGCCTCAAAGCTGAGAGTCGCCAGACCTCCACGGACCCATTGCAGGGGAGGTGACGGTAGTCCCGGGATGGCTATCTCGGCGAAGTTCTGGCCCTTCTTCACCTGATATTCGGCCGGGTTGAATCGCAGTGGGATCAGGCTGGGATCCGAGGGCGGGTCGAGGATCTGCAGGTGGGCACGACGCTCCTTTGACTCGGCGGCGCTGACAGGAGTTGGCATGCTCATGGGTCGCCACCCTCGGACCGCGGACCGCCGTCCGGGACCACTCGTTCGCGCTCCGCGAAGCGACAGTCGGAGTCGCGCGCGCGTTCGGCCGCCCACCATCGCCGGACGTGTTGCTCGAACAGTCGCGCGAAATATGCCTCGGCGCCGTCGCCGTCCAGATCCACGGTGATGGTCAAGTGTTCAATCGTCACGTCGTCCATCAGCCGTTCCCGACTTCGAGGATTTGGGTGAGCCCTTCGTGGACGATCTCAAGTGACTCGATGGCAACGCCGCCCTCTCGGGCCGACAGGTCGGGCCCTGTCCACTTTGCGGCCAGCCCGGCCCGGAATTCCCATGTGACGGCGAGCTCACCATCCGGGGTGTGCAGCAAGATGGCACCATCGCGGCGGGCACCCAGCGACCCGGTGAGACCCTCGCTGAACCAGTCCCAAAGGGTGCGGTCGCGGACGACGCCTTTCTTCAGCGTGATCCGGCCCCAGGTGTGCCGGACCGGTAGTTGGTGAACGAATGCGTTCTGGCCGCCCTCGGCGTGGGTAATCACGTCAAGTTCACCAGACAGTCCCGTGACGTCACTGAACGCACCCGCCATCAGGATCTGCGGCGAGGCGGACGCTAGCGTCGGGACGTAGGCGTCCACAGGGTCGAGTGAGACTAGGAAGCGGTAGTTCGGGAGGGGGTAGCTCACAGTTCGATCACCTCAAGGCGTCCTTCGGGCCCGAGCGTGAGTCGGATGGTGATGAATTCCATCGGGTCGGCAGGGGCGAACCGCATCTCACACACCACGTGCGCCTCTGCGTCGGACTGGGTCTGCACCGAGAAGGCCTCGGACGCGGTCCGGCCGACCAGCGCGCCGGTGCGGAACGCCGACAGCAGCACCGTGCTCACCGCTCGCGTGAGCGCGAGTCGCAGTGCCGGCCCGTTCGGTTCGAAGACGAGTGGTTCAGCGGCCCGGCGGGCGGCCCGAACCAGGCGGTGCATGAGGCGCCGGTGCGCGATGAAACGGCCATCTACGCTGGGGTCGAACGTCCGGCCGCCCCAGACCTGCAGCCCGCGACCGGCCACGCTACAGATCGGGTTCGCTCGATACTCTTGAAGAACGAGCGGTTTGACCGGCCGTCGACCACCGACAATGTCGACGACGTCGACTAGGGCGGCGTTCGCCGGGGTATGGGAAGGTCCTCGTTCACGGTCGAGGCGGCTGATGAGCCCCGCGACATGCCCGCTTGGTGGCACGTCAACAAGTCGGGAGTCGAGGTTGTCCGACCAGTCGGCCACCTGGACCCACGGGTGGTACACCGCGACGGCCCGGGCCTCCGGGGTCTTCACCACGACCGCCAACGCCTTCAGTGCAGCCTGGGCGCCCGCCGTGGATGCGCTCGCGGAATACGGCAGGTCGAGCAGGAGCATGCGGTCGAGTGTCTTGTGGACCTGCCTCGCGACGTTTCCTGCGAACGGCAACGCCGCCGCCGCTAAGTCGTCCCACAGGTCCGGCATGGCGAGGAGTGCGACCTCTGGTTGCTCCAGCAGCGGACAGACCGCGGCGCGGTAGTCGTCCTCTCCTACCGGTGATCCGTCGCGGCCGTCGGTGAGGCGCGTATTGTGTAGGCCGACGGTGGGCGTGATCTCGCCAGACGCGAGCTGTTCCGGCAGATCGAAGTGGACGAGCCGCAACTGGCCGGCCGCCTGAGCGAGGCCGGTTGGCCCCGACCCTTCTGTCACCTCAGGAACGTCCCCGACTGGCTGCACGGTGATCCGCCAGGTCACCCGGCCGGCATCCCCGGTGCGCCCGGCGAGCACCACCGACATGTCCTGGCCCCCTGCGCCGGGCCAACATACCTGTACGGGAATAATGGGTTGTCCTTGCCCGGTCCCCAGGTCACCCGTCGCTGCGCGGGCGCCGGCCCCTACCACTCGAACGACGTACGCTAGATCACCTCCGTTCTTGAAGTAGCCGTCGAGGGCGTATGAAAGGTGCCCACCAGCAGCACGCGGAGGGCCGAACACCCGGGTGAACTCCGCGAAGTCCCGCACGGGAACCGCCACGCCGACCGGACCTCGCGCGGCCCGACCGGCGAATCCGGCGATGTCCGTTCGCAGAGGGGTCGGCTCCTCACGTCTTGGTGCGACGACGACGTCGTAGCCGGGGAGCACCGCCCTGGTCATGTGGCCCCCGCTCAAATATCGATCTTGATGTCCTCGACGGCGATCTCGAGAGTCTCGATGGCGATCTCATTGTTTTTGGCGTTCATGCTCGGGCCGGTGTACTTCGTCGGCCATGCCTGCTTGAAATTCCAGCGCATGACCTCGGTCTTGTCCTCGTTGAGCAGCGCGATATAGCCCTGTTGACGCTGGGCATCACCGTTCAAGCCGGCAAGGATCCAGCGCCAGAAACCGACGTGGCCGGTGATCCCGCGCTTGAGGGTGATGTTCGACATCTTGCGCAGACCACGGACCTTTCGGACCGTGGTGTCGTCGGTGCCGTCTCGGTACTCGATCGGGGTGACTTCAACTTGCAGGCCACTCACCTCGCTGAAAGACCCGCTGACGGTGGCCCCGGAGTCGATGTTGGTCACACTGACCACGAAGTTGTAAGCCGGGTACGGGTAGCGCTCTTCGATTGCTTGTGGTCGGACGGTGGCGGGCATGGTGGTGTCTTCCTTCTACGTCGTTTTAGGCCGCAGCGACCTGGTCACGGGTCTTCTGGCGGAAACGGAAGATGACGAACTCGGCCGGTCGGGTCGCTGCGATGCCGATCTCCACGATGAGGCGGCCGTTTTGGATGTCGTCCTCGCTCATCGTCGAGCGGTCACACTGGACGTAGAACGCCTCATCCTGTTTCGTGCCGCGCAGTGCGCCGGTCCGCCAGACCGTTTCGAGGAAGTTCGTGATGGACTGGCGAACCAACGCCCATAGGTCCTCCCCGTTCGGCTCGAACACCACCCACTGCGTTCCCTGCTTGATGGACTCTTCGATATAGATGAAGAGCCGGCGCACGTTGATGTATCGCCACTCCGGAGTTGAGCTCAGCGTCCGCGCACCCCACACCCGCATCCCTCGGTTCGGGAATTCGCGCAGCGCGTTGATCCCGATCGGGTTAAGCAGGTCTTGCTCACGCTGATTGATGTCGTCGACCAACGCATTGATCTGCCCGATGACCTCGTTCGCGGGCGCTTTGTGCACACCTCGCTCCACGTCCACGCGGGCGTAGACACCGGCCATGTGACCTGACGGTGGAGCCGAAACGTCCCGCCCAGAGAGTGGATCGCGCACTCGGACCCACGGGTGGTACAGCGCCGCGAACTCGCTGTCGATGCGCTGCCGGAATGCCTGCACCTCCTGTACTCCGAGCCCCAGTTGCGGGTCGACGATGGCGAACCTGTCCTTCAGTAATTCGCAGTGGACGACGAGAGCGCTTTGTACGGTGCGCGACCACACACCCGGTACGGCACAGATGCTGATCTCCTCGATGTCCTCCAGGGACTGGATCCCGGTCCTGCGTCCGCTGCCGCCGTCAACGCCGACGAAGTCATCGGGGGTCAGCGTCGCCAGGGCGTCATCCCCGTTGTCAAGCTTGGTGAAGCGGTTGTCCGGGTCGGTGCTGCCAGGGAACAGGTCCCAGGTGATCGCCGGCGGAACCAAGGGAACAACGTCGAGGCGCACTAGGCGGGACTCCTCGTTCACCAGGTCGACGATGCTGCTTGGGTTTCCCGACAGCGGGTTGAGCCGCAATGAGCTGAAGTTCTCCTCGATCACCTCTGGGGCTTCGCCGCGCGGGGCGACGGGGTCGGGGCTTTGTTGGAACCGCACGGTCAGCGCGGCCTCGACGACAGTCAGGAGCTGGGTCTCGAACACCCGTACCCCGAGACCGGCCCCGGCGGCCCCGGCCCCGGCAAGTAACACCGCGCCCGTAGGGCCGGTGGTGGCGTTCGCAGGCTCCACCGCGCTCACCGTCGCCCGGGTACCGCTGGGCTCCAGCAGGACAAGCGCACCTGGGTAGATGGTGTCGTCCGCTGTGCGTGCCAGCGGAACGCGGCGCAGGTTGTTGCCGCCATCGGTGTCCACGGCTCGCAGGATCTTCACCGACGTGCCGCGCAAGACGCGGGCACCCGGAGGGCTCGGTAGTACGAAAGTCGCTGTTCCGCCCGCTCCAGCGGGGACCGCGGCCACCTCGAACGACTGTCCGTTGATCTGCAGCATCACCGGCCCTTGCACTCCACGCGGTGTGGGCCAGCGCAGCACAGCGTTCATGGGGTTGGGGCCGTTGGGATCGAGATCCTCCGCCAGAGTGGTAGCGATCGGCCCGTCCCCGGAGGCGGCAACTGCGGCGATCCGGCGTGCCCTGTCGGGAACCACTCGCACCCGCACGTCGCTGCCCCAACCACCCGGAGCTCGCGCCGAGGCCCGCAGCATGGGAGCGAGTACCGCCGCCCCAGGACCCAGGTCGAGGCCGTTCGGGCGTGCCGGTGTAGCTGCCGCGACGACGCCCGACGGAATCTCCGCCTCGGCCGCCCGCGCACCGCTACTGAC